CTGCTGACGCCGCGGCGTGGCGCGGTCAAAACCGTGACGCTGGACAACGGCTCGGAGTTCGCCAACCACGAGACAGTGGCCAAGGCGGTGACCGCCTCGATTTACTTCTGCGATCCTTACTGTTCCGGCCAACGTGGTACCAATGAAAATACGAATGGCCTCATCCGGCAGTACTACCCCAAAGGGACTGACTTCCGGCAAGTGAAAGATACCGAACTAAGAAGGGTCGTCAAAAAACTGAATGACCGACCTAGAAAACGGCTCGGTTATCGAACACCGGCACAAGTGTTCCTGGGTGAGTACTCAGGTGCCCTGGATACCGCAGGTGCTGCACTTATTACTTGAATTCAGGATTACCCCTAACCTCACATCGCATCAATGTCCCAAACCCACCATCATTCAAGCTGTGCTCCACCTCCGTCACCAGCCACGCGGTGGCGTCGATCTGGGGCTTGTAGCCGCTGAGGGTAAGCGGTGTTTCCGGCAGTATGTCGGCCCGGCCCAGGGTCAGCGTTAGCTCAAATTCTGCCAGGCCACGTTGAATGCGTTGCCATTCGGCGCGGGCGGCGGTCAGGGCGTCGTCTTCGGTGGCGTAGGTGGGGCGTAGTTGTTTGGCGTTGTCCGCGGTGCCTGCGAGTACGGTTTTGCGTTCGGCGCCGCGGGTGTCGTTCCAGTAGGCTTTTACGCCGCTGTAGGCGTCGCGTTCGGTCACGCTGTAGCGGTGCTGGTCGCCGTCGCGGCGGGTGAGGGTGATGGGCGGCATGGCCTGACCGCTGGCGGTGAGCCCTTCACCTGCTACGGTGAGCAGCATGCGCCCGGCCTTGATGGCGGCGATGGCGTCATAGCGTTCGCCCAGGCGGGTGAGGAAATTAAGGTCGGATTCTTCCGTTTGGTCGATGTGGCCAACGCGAATGCCGTAAAGCACATCGGCCACCACCGGTTTCAGGTCGTGGCGCCCGGCGATGGTGGTGACGATCTCGCCGAGGGTCAGCTCGTGCCAGCTTTGGGTACGCTTGCCGGGCAGTTGGCCGCGCATGTCCGCCGAGCGGGCGCGGATGGTGAGCTGGTCCGGCGTGCCGCTGTGCTGCACCTCATCCACCGTAAAGCGGCCCTTGTCGATCAGCCCTTCATCCTGCCAGCCAAACGCCACTTCCAGCTCGGCCCCGCGTGGGGGGATGGCCAACTCGCCGTCGTGGTCGGCCAGGGTGATGTCCAGTTGGTCGGCTTCCAGCCCGCGCTGCTCGCGCAGGGTGAGGTTAATCAGCCGCCCGTTAAAGCGTGGGGTGATGTCGTCGCCGTTTAACGTAATGCGGTAGCTGGGCCGTGGGTAGCGTTGGTCTGCGTTCATACGTAGCCCCCGGCCAGGCGGGCCACGGCGGGCAGGGCGAGGCGGCCGATCAGGTCGGTGCGTTCGTCATCCACGTGCTCGAGCGTGAGGCTAAACTCGATTTTTTCGGCGGCGCCGTCGCGGAAGAAGTAGGTGCTGGTTTCTTCCACGCGGGTAACCACCCACAGGCCGTACTGGCGGCCGGTGCCTTCGACCAGCGGCCAGGCGTTGCCCTGGTCGGCCATGTCGCGGATCTCATCCAGGCTGAAGCGCCCGCCGGTGAAGGCGGGCAGTAGGGTGCCGGTTAGCGTGGTGGTGTCCGCTCCTGGGCCTGCGTATTGATAGGCGGGCCGTTGCCCCACGCGGGACTGGCTGGGGTGCCGCCATTCGGTGATTCGCTTTAGCTCCTGATACGGCACGCTGCGGGTCTCGAACACGAACATGCCAAGGGCCATTAACATGACATTTCCTCCAAGAGAGTGCTCCGGTTAGTCGATATCGCGCATTGAAGAACGCTGCCGCGCCTGGGCTTCGCGCTGGGCGTTTTGCAGGGCGCGCTGCACTTCCTGGGCGACGTACTGGGCCAGCTGCTGTTCGTTCATGCCCTGGGCGGGGGTGACGGTGATGTTGATATCGCCCATGGTGAGGCCGCCACCTGCCTGGGGGCCTGGCGCGCTCAGCGGCGGGCGGTTATCAAACTGAATGGGCGCTGGCTGCTCGATGGCGGGCATGGCGGCTGCGGGTAGGGCAGCGGCGCCGATTGCCAGGCCTGCCCCGGCGCGGGTGACGCGCTTGGCGATCTCCTGAATACGCCGTGCGGGTTCGTCGCGCTGGGCGTCCAGCCCTTTGTTCAGGCCGTCTACCGTGTAGCCGCCCAACTGGGTAAACACGCGGGAGGGGGAGTTGATATCCAGCACATCGGCGAACCAGCCTTTTACGCTGTCCGCTATGCCCACGACACGGTCACGCAGCTCGCCGATCTTGCCGCTAAGGCCGCTGATTAACCCATCTACCGTAAAGCCACCCAGCTCGGCAAAGACCCGTGAGGGGCTATTGATTCCCAGCACGTTGGCGAACCAGTTGCGCACGCTGCCTGCCATGCTTGTTATGCGATCACGTAATTCGCCCAGTTTGCCGGTTAACCCGCCGATGATGCCGTCGACAATGGCGGTGCCCAGGGAGCCGAATTGCTCCGGGATCTCGACGCCCATCGCCGAGAGGGCGGTGGTCATGCCCTTGTACAGCAGGCCCAGCGGCGACCAGTTCATCAGCAGTTTGTACACGCCGCCAATGCCGTCGGCGAAGGCGCTTTTGACCTGCTGCCATAGCCCCTGGAAGAAGGCCTTGATGGGTTCCCAGTAGCGGTAGATCAGGTAAGCCGCCGCGGCGATGGCGGCAATGGCAATGCCGATGGGGTTCGTCAGGAAGAACATGGAGATCGCCCGGAACACGCCGCCGAGCCACATCATGGCCTTCCCCGCGGTGAGCAGCTGCGGGCCGATCAACGCCATGCCATAGCGCACCATGGCGATGGGGCCGAGAATGGAGGCCAGCATCAGCGTTAGCATGCCGCCCGCGGTGACCAACACGGCAAGCCCGGCGGCGACTTTGGCGAGGGTACCGGCCAGCCGTGGGTTTTCGTTGATCCAACTGCTCACGCCGCGGGTAATGGCGGTGACGTTTTGGATCAGCTCCCGCAGCGGGCCTTTGTTGGTCTCGGTGATCGAGATGCCGACTTCATCCCAGGCGCTGCTGAGCGATTTGAGATCGCCGCCGATGTTGTCGGTCATGGTCTTGGCCATGCGGGCGTTTTCGCCCATGTTGTCGCCCAGGGCGTTGATGATGTCGTCCAGCTGGCCGCTGCCCATGGCATTGACCAGTTCCGCCATGCCGGAGCCTGCCTCGGTGCCGAAGATCCGCTGCATGATGGCCTTGCGTTCGACATTACCCATGTCGGCGGTGGCCTGGCTGATATCACGCAGGATGTCGGGCATGGCGCGCATGTTGCCGTTGGCGTCTGACACCTTCAGCCCGATGTCTTCAATCGCGGCGGCGCCTTTGGCGGCGGGGTCGGTCAGGCGGTTCATCATGGCGCGCATGGTGGTACCGGCCTGGCTGCCCTGGATGCCGATATTAACGAGAATGCCGGACATGGCGGCGGCCTGTTCCATGGTCAGCTTGAGATCCTCGGCGCCGCCCAGGTACTTCATGGTGTTGCCGAGCATTTCCAGGTTGACGTTGGCCCGGCTTGCCGTGCCGGAGAGGATATCCGCCACGCGGGCCATTGAGCCTTCGGCTTCCATATCCACCTTGAACGACCCGGCGATGTTGGAGGCAATATCCGCGGCGCGGCCGAGCTCGGTGTTGTTGGCCAGCGCCAGGTCCAGCACGTCGCGCATGGAGGCGCGAATAGCCTCGGTGCTCATGCCCGCGCGCAGCAGAAACTCCTGGCCACCGCCCACTTCTGAGGCGCTAAAGGCGGTCGAGCCACCCAGCTCCCGGGATTGTTGGCGTAGGGCCTGGAAGCGCTCGTCGTCGACGGTAAAGCGGCCCACCGCCTGCAGGGTGCTCATCTGCTCACCCCATTCCACCCCCGGGGCGAGCAGGCGGGACCCGGCATACAACGCGGCACCGCCACTGGCGGCCATGCCCGCACCGGTACCGGCCATGTTGTTGCGCATGCTCATGGCGCGGTCGTAGCGCTTGCGGGCCTGGGCGGCGCGCTTCTGCTGCTCGCTTAACCGGGTGAGCTTGCGTCGCTGTTCCTCCACGGTTTGGTTGGCCTGCTGCATTTCGTTGGCCAGCCGCCGTTGGTCGCTGGTCAGGTTGTGGGTGCTAACCCCGTTATTCTCCAGCGAGGTGCGCAGGCGCTGCAGGGTTTGGCGTTCGTCGTCGTAGCGCCGGGTGAGCTTGCGGGCCTGGGTGATGGCCTTTCGCTTCTCGGCGGCCAGGGCGCTGGTGTCGCCCTGGTGGGATTGCATCTGCCGGGAGAGACGGCGTATACGGTCCTGCTGGTCGCGCAGGGCGGTGGCTGTCTCACCGGTCTGGCGTTTCAGGGTACGAAAGGAGCTGACGTCTTTCTGGGTGGCCTGGAGCTTTTTCAGGCGGTCGCGGTTGTCGCGCATCGCCTGGGAAGCGCCCTGGGAGGCGCGGTCGATCTTCTTCAGCGGTGCCGTGGCCTTGTCCACGGCGTTAAGGATCACCTGCAGTTTAAGATCGCGCGCCACGCTGGCCCCCGCTGTCGGTTGGTGTGCTGCGCTTGCGCGCCCGTTCGCGCCATTCCATTAGCTCCCGCAGGCTGAAGTTGGCGCAGTCGTCCGGCGACCAGTGGAAGACGATGGCGAGATCCGCCATCGCGTCTTCTACTTGGCCGGGGAGGTTTATTCGCTCTCGCCCTTGGCCCGCTTCGTGAGCAAAAAACCGGCGATTTCACCGCCGCACTGGACCAGGTCGGCCGGGTCCATCTGGCGAACCTCGGCGGCCGTGAGCGATGGAGTGGAAAGGCGCGGAATGAGCGTGATCAGTGCGTCGGTTTGCATTTGCAGCACCTCGGCCAGGGAGACGCCGCGTAGCTCGCCGGAGGTGGGCTTGCGCAGGTGAAGCTCGGCGATCTCGGTCTCGCCCCGGGTGAGCGGGGTATCCAGCGCGACAGTGGAAGTGATGGCTTGGGTAACGGCTGCTTTGGTCATGGTGGTTCCTGGTTAAGCGTTGGGGTTAACGGTGGTTGAGTGAGCGCAGCGGGCGGTTCTTAAATACCCAGGCGCTGGCGGCGGCCGGCGAGGCGGTCTTCGCCGTTCACCTTGAACACGCCGTTGGGCAGGTCGATCTCGATCTTGGTGGTGCCGTCGATGATCAGCTTGTAATAGCTGAGCGTGCTGGTGACCTGGTGCTCGGTGTTTTCGCCGGGCTGGGCGTCGCCCATGTCGATCTCGGTGTGGCGGCCGCGCATCACGACCTCGACCGCGGAGGCGTCGTCCACGTCGTCGCGCTCGTAGCTGCCGGTCATACGCAGCATGTCGGCATCAATGCGGGCGCTGCCGAAGTTGTCGAAGATGCTTTCCACCAGGCCGCCCACGGTCCACTGGCAGGTGAGCAGGCCGTCCAGGCCCATATCGATACCCACGGGGCCGTCCATGCCGCCGCCGCGCCATTCTTCGATCTTGCGGGTGAGGGTGGGCAAGGTGACCGACTGAACGATGCCCTGCCAGCTGTCGCCGTTGCTGAACAGATTCAGGTCTTTGAGCTTTTTGGGGAGTGCCATAACAGGGGACCTTTATGCAGTGGCCGCGACGCGCTCGGCGAAGTCAGCCAGGTAGGAATCGGTAATGCGTTGCAGGAAGCCCAGGTCTTCAAGCGGCGGCACCGGGGTGTAGTCGTAATCGATGCGCAGCTTGCCCGCCTTGAGCGACTCGGGGGTATTGAGCGTTTCGTTGAGCCAGGCGCTGCCATCGACAATCAGCCCCAGGCTTTTCAGCTCGCTGAACTTGGCGTTGATGCCTTCGATAATGTCTCGCGCCAATGAGGGGTGCATGGGCTTATCCACGGCCCACAGATGGGCCTCGGCGACGGTATCGGCGAGGATCTGCGCGGTGCGGGTGTAGTTCTCGAACGGGAACAGGCTTTCCGGCCCGGCGCAGGTGCGCGAGCCCCAGAAGCGGTAGCCGCCTTGTTGGATAAGCGTGGTGACATCCGCCGCGTTTAGCAGGCCCGCATCGGTGTTGGGGCTTTGCAGATCCCAGAACACGTCTTTATTGATGCCGGTGACGCCGTTGACCACGACGTTACTCAGGGTTTTGTGCCAGCCGACGTCCTCATCCAGCTTGGCGCGCAGGCCAAGGGCCACGGCGACGGGGCTGAGGGTGCGGGTTTCGGCGTCGTCGGTGTCGAAGGCTTCCCACTGAGGCCAGATCGGCATTAACTCACGGGCGCCGAACTCATCGCGGTAGGCAATCACCTCGGAAACCGTTTCGCAGCCGTGGGCGTAGATGTAACCAAAGGCGCGCAGCTGCTCGAGCACCGAGACCATGGCGTTGGCCACTTCTTTGGTATCCAGGTAGGGCACGCCGATTATTTTCGGGCTTACGCCCAGCGTTTGCTTGGCGGTGAGCAGCGCCTGCAGCCCGGTGCGGCGGCCTTCTTCATTGGTGGTGCCAATGATATTGGCGGTGGTTTCTTCCTCGGTTTCGCCTTCGGCTACCCGTACCGCGACAATAATCGGCTTCGCCTGCTGGCTGATGGCGGTGAGAGTGTCTTTCAGCGTGCCCTGGGTACCGGCGTTGCCAATGGCGGTATCCACATTAGTGACCAGGGCCGGGCGGTTGAGAGGGAAGGTTTTTTCGTCCGCGTCTAACGCGGTGCACACCACGCCAATAACGGCGGTAGACGCCGTGCGGATGGTACGGGTGCCGTCGTTGACTTCCGCAACGCGCACGCCGTGGTGGTATTGATCTAGTGCCATGGTGGCTCCTGCGCAGGTTCACAAGAAAAGTGAATTCACGCAGGTATCGTGCGGGGTCTGGTGGCTGGGTGTTAGCGGTGCTGGGTGTGAGTGGGGCGGTTTACACCGTGGGGTGTGGTAAGTGACAAATAGCTGTTTTACAGCGCACTATGACGCTCAAGGCGATGGGAGCAGTCAATGAGTGGTACAGAGTTAATGCAAAGCAGCGTAGGTCTTGTACACCGAAGCTTTATGGAATGGAAATTTGAAAAGCTTCTTCGTAAAGCAGAAGCCCACGGATTAACAGAAGAGGAACTGCGAAATAGCGATCACCGGTTTGCTCTATATATGAGGGTAGGAAGGGCGTTTGAGATCTGCTCAGAGGTGGAGGTTGTTGATTATATTGCTGATGCCATGATTGGCGGCATTCGATGTGGAGATGCAGACAAGCGTCCTGACTTTGCGCAAATGGCTATCAGTGCTTTGAATGGTGTTACCAAGACTGAGTTAAACCTTATATTGCTCATGCATGAGCACGGTCTGTGGGGCACCACAGATGAGGAGATCCTGGATGAGTCTGGCTTTGAAGGCTTCCAGGCTTCGCTCGGAAATTATCTCGGCCTAAATGATCTTTCCGCCAGCGCTATTTTGAATGGGCTTACGCGGACAGGGTTAGTGACGCCACAGGCTAGCGGTGTTGGTAATGCCGTTAATATTCAAGGAAATAGACTGACCCAATTGGCTCGAGATTTGTTTAAGTATGTCGATTATGCGCGTCGATTGACCACGTAAAAGCCCGCCGGTTGGCGGGCTAGAGGGTTATGTCGTGAGGGGTAGGTGAGGCCAGATCATCAAAAGGAATTCGAGAACTTGGCTCATCAGGTTCGCAACCTCAATCAGGAGCTTAACTGTTGTCATCGATAAGCCCCCGTTGCGTGGGACGGCATAAAATCTCATTTGGCCATGCGATGAATCGCGATAAAAATCGCTTGAGCCTAGGCTGTATTATGCTAGGGTAATACATGTGCGAATCACCTCATATTTACAGACGTTGCAGCGTCTTATGGGGTTCAAAGGAGCCAAGCTATGCTTGGCTTTTTTCGTGTCTGAACAAAATGTTCTAGACAACACAAATACTATATATAGCTCAATAGGATATCAATCCAAGCATATGAGGTATTTTTCATCCACAGGATATTGACAACTAGCACCCATTCCTTAACGAAAGTTCCTACCGGGTGGCGGGCTAGAGTTCTTAGTGGATGGTTACCAACTGATGGCTAAAATCCCCTCGCGATCCTCATCCTCCAAAGTCGCATCAATCGCTTTTTTCCGCCCCCAACTGTGGTCGTAGATGCCTTTAAAGTACTCGATGTTTGCGGTAGTGAAGCAGCTTTGCTTATGTTTTGGCGCTGCACCCTAAGGAACATCCTGAAAGGCAACGGGCAAAATAAATTGACTAATGATAGTTCGATGGTTAGGTTTTTTCATGCTTCATGAAAACCAAACTAAACGCATGGATGTAAGGGAATCGAATGAAATTGCTAAAACTACTTGGGGTATTCGCGGGATTGGCGCTGCTGCACGGCTGTGCGGCGATACCGGAGTCGCATAAGCTGACATATGAACCACAAACTGAGGTGTCCGCTGTGGCGGGGGCTTCCGAGGCTCCGGTAAATGTGGTCGTGGCTGACGAGCGTGAAGATAAAAGCCGTATCAGCCATAAAAAATACAGCTATGGTGGCTTTGCCATGGCGTCGATTTACAGTGAAGTGCCCGTAGAAGAAGAGATGCAGGCTGCTATTGAGCAGGAACTGAAGGCTAGAGGGTTCGGGATCGATAGCAGTGCGCCTTTAACCATTCAGGGTGAAATTATTAAACTGTATTCAAATTTGCATTTGATCGACACCCTGTTTACGGGCAAAACGGTAGCTGACTCGACGTTTCAGCTAGAGGTAGTGTCAGAAAATAATGAAGTGCTGTATAGCAAAGAAATCTCAGTAACCCCTGAGCATAAAGGGGTGATGTACATGTCAGCATCTAACCTAGCCAGGCCTATCGAATTGGCGATGGAAGAAACGCTGGATGAGTTGTTTGATGACCCGCTGTTTATAGAAGCACTGCTTAGTTCAGGGAGTTGAATAAGCACAGGCCAATGTATCTGCTAATTTGGTCTTTGGCCTGATACTTGAATACGCAGCCCTCAGCCCGCCAAATTGGCGGGCTTTGTTTATTAAGGTTGGTTGCCGTTCCACTCCACCGCTTCAATCCCATCCCGATCCTCGGCCTCAAGTGCGACCTTAATCGCGTCTTTCCGCTCCCAGCTGTGGTCGTAAATTTCCTCGATGTGAGCGAGCGCGGCGGTGGTGAGGGCGTACATATCATTGGGCGTAAGGTAGCGGGTGACGTTTTTCTGCCCGCGGAATTTCATCACCTGTTCGGTGATGCCTTCCTCGCGCGCGGCTTCCGCTTTGGCCCGCAGCCCGAGCAGGTTGATCTGGTCTTGCGGGCGGGTTTGCACCACGTCCTGCTCGCCGGCGATCTCGTAGGGCAAGCCTTTGACCAACTCAGTATCTCGGGCCGTATTGATTTCACGGCGCTTTTGTTCCGCGAGATCGCTAAGTGGCATGGGTGGGGCTTCATTCAGAGCATCTTCGGGTGGCTCAATGCCGAGCTCTGTTATTTCGTGACGCTGGCCGTCTTCAGTCCAGTAAACATGACCCCGCCAATCCGGTACGACTTCCCACCTTTCATGAGACCAGCGTGCCGCTTCATGCTCGCTCGTGGTAGGTGGCTTGCTGATGGTGGCACCTTGAGGAATGCGAGGTGTTCTTCGCATTGGATCAATTGGAGCCGGCCGGCCTTTTGGATTGATGATAGTGTCATCATTGGGATTGATGTCATAAATGCGCATGGCGGCCTCAGATTTTGGTCAGATAAATGACAGCGTTGTTGCGGGGGCGGGTTTCATCACCGCCTGTATATTCAGTCCTATTGGTATCAACAAGTGTGTGGTTCGAGCCTGTTTGTGGCAGCCCAGTCCCGTCATAGCTGTTGTTGCCTGTTTTAATTTCGTGGTCATGGCTTCTTAATTCGTCATCCTGGTGCTCAGAAAGCTCACGCCCAGGGTCAACGCCGCGGTCTAAATCCAAACCTCGAAAAAACTCGCCTCTATCGTCTGGCCAACCAAACGTTTTTTCTCCATCGCCTTCACCGTATTTCGTCCCAAATACAGCGAAGACACGACGATAATCAGAGCGATCTCTATCGGCGCCATCGTTGACTCCGTAACCTTCAGGTATGGTTTCAGAACGCCATACAATGGTCGTGCCGGGCTTAACGCCGTCCCAGATCATCCAAACGTGAGGTCTATTGTCGCTAACGGCTGGATCTACGCCCTGCACTTCGCCTGTTAAATCTCGGTCGTAAAATTCATAAAACTGGCCATCGCTGCCACGACAGACTTCACCTGTGGTGTAAGTGCGGTCAGGGTCGTAGGCGGCGAATTGATACGCTCCAGCTAATACCGCTTTGTCGATCATCGCCTTTACACCCGAAGGCTTGGCGGCGCGGTCATCGCGTTGGCCATCCAGGTGTTCCTGCTTGGTGGCAAACTGCACAAAGCCTTTAGCCGTGGTGGTGGCGTCCGGATGGTTGCGGCTGGCGATGTGGGCTTCGATTTCCTTATCGACATACTCCCTGGTGGCTAACACTACACTGGGGTCGACCTTGAGCTCCACGTTGGCGGTATTACTTAAAATCAGGTGCATACGCACCACCTGGTTGCGGCCGGAGCCTTGGGCAAGCAGGGGCTTGTAGCTGGGTGGGCAGTTGGCCACGGCGACAAAGTCGCCATCTTCGTCCTCGATGCCCAGCTCGCGGATCCACCAGCCGCCGATGTTGGGCGGTAGCACCACTTCCACCACCAGGATGGCGGGGTTGTCCGGGTCGATAGAGAGCTGGTTGATGGCGGCGCGGTGTACCTGGTTTTCCAGCTCGGTTTGGTCTGGGTCCGGTACCGGGTCGTTGCCGTTGGCATCGCCCAGCAGCAGGTGGGTGAGTTTCCAGGGTCTTTTCAGGGCATTGGCGTTGGCCTGCTTGGCTTCCCCAATGGTGGTGAGAAAACCGCCGAAGGTAGAGTTTTCGTCAATCATTTAGGTACACATCCAGCGTGTCGTGGAACAAGGGGGTGAGCGCGTGCGCGGTGAGGCACTGCACGTGCAGGTCCGGGGTTTGCCAGGGCAGTACCTCTAGGGTGTCGCCGTCGTACATGGCCACGCCGACGTGGCTGGTCACCTGGGTGCTGAGGGTGATATCCAGCCCGGTGATGTGGCGTGTTAATGGCTTGGCGTCGTCGATCAGCCGCTCGAGCTCCTGGTACATGGCATCGGTAATGCCGGTATCGCGTACGCCGATGCGCAGCGAGAACGTGCCGCGTTGGCCAGCCGGTTCGGTTTCCCACCACTCGACCACCTCGAGCAAATAGCCCAGTGGCTCGACCACCCGGCGCAGCGCGCTGATGGTGCCTTTGCGCTTGTGCACCGCCCAGGAGGCGCGCACCACGCCGCGCTTGGTGGCGGTTGTCCAGTTGGGGTCCCAGCGGTCGACGCTGAGCGCCCAGGCCAGGTAAGGCAGCAGGTGGGCGGGGCAGTCGTTGGGGTTCCAAAGTTGGCGCAGCGGAACCGGTACGTCCTGGAGCTCGGCCAGCGCCTGGGCGGCGGCGCGTTCCAGCGGTGTGCTGTTGGCGGGCAGTAGCGGGCGGCGTTGATCAGTCATCGCGGCCTCCGATGCGTAGGCGTTTATCGGTACAGCGGGCGGCCTGGGTGCGGTCGATCAGTAGGTGCTCGGCGGGCTTGATCAGATTGACGTGTTCGACCCCTTCCACATGTAGGGCGGCCTTGATCGCGTCGCGGTAGATGCTGACGCCCAGGCGACGGCGCTGGCGGTGCTGGGCGTCGATAAAGCGGGTTAGCCGGGCGTTGGCGGCGTCTAAAATCGGCTCCTGGGCGGTGTCAGCGTCGTCGTAAAGCTGCAGCTCGGCGTCGATCTCGTAATCAATGATCTCGGCGGATTGCACGGTGACGCGGTCGCCCAGCGGGCGAATAGTTTCAGGGGTCAGGGCGTCGTAGACGATGTCCAGCAGCGCCTGGCTGGCGGTGCCATCGCCCTCACGGGAGAGGATGATGATAAGCGCGTCACAGGGCTCGGGGGAAAGCGCGCGGGCGTCGGCCACGCGGCCATCCGCTGAGCGGGCGTGGAATTCGTAGGCGCCGCGTGGACCGGCGATGCTGAGGCCTTCCCAGGCTTCCTGGGCGCGCAGGCGCAGCTCGGTGTTGCTCTCGTACGTTGGCGCGACCGGCGGCGAGGCGTCCGGGTTGCCTTCATCTACCACCAGCCGTTCCACCTCAAAATTGGCGACCAGATGGTCCAGGTCTTCGTCGTTGGCGTGGGCGAGCATTACGGCTTTGGCAGCTTCGTTGACGCGCTGGCGGAGCAGCAGCTCCCGGTAGGCGTTTTCTTCCAGCATCTTCACCATGGGCTCGGATTCCAGGGTGAGCAGCTCGGTGATGGCCTCGCGTTCCTCTTCAGGGTGAAGCGCCACCAGCCTCGCCTTGCGTTCGGCGAGGATGGTTTCAAAGTCGAGCGGCTCGACCACTGTGGGGGCGGGCAGCTGGGAGAGATCAATCGGGTTGCTCATCGCAGCGGCACCTCCAGCGCGACGCGTTCGCCGGTGTCTCGGCGGCGGGCGGTTATGCTGAGGGTGAGCCTGCCGGGGCGCTGGGTAGAGACCTGGCGGGTGATTTGCTGCACGCGTAGACGCGGCTCCCAGGTCATCAGGGCGACCACAGTGGCGGAGTAGGCGCGCAGGGCCGTGGGGCCGTCCAGGGGCTGGTCGATCAGTTCCGGCAGCAGCGAGCCGTAATCACGCCGCATCACCCGCGAGCCAATCGGCGTGGTGAGGATATCCGTCACGCTTTGGCGAAGGTGGGCGTTGGTATCCAGCGTGCGGCCGGTGTGAGCGTTCATGCCGGGCATCTCATTTCACCTTGTACGTGCCGGAGGAACTGCCGCCGGTAACGGGCACATCGGCGTTGGCCTGGACTTCATCCACCACCGCATTGGCGATTGCCTCGGCCATGCGGTTCACCCAGCTGTGCTTGCCGCTGGCCGTGGCCCCCTGGGCTTGCATCTCGCTGACGATGCGGGCTTTTAGCTGGCTCTTACTCAGCGCCATTACTTACCCGCCTTGACGGTGGAACTACCGTCGCCATGGGGGTTACCCGTGAAATGGCAGATGTGCTGCTGGGTGACCACGCCGGTGCCCTGGTTGTGTTTGATCAAGGGCGCATCCACGGTCACGGTGCCGGTGGCCTTCACCTCAATCGGCCCCACGCAGTCGATGAAAAGCCGGTTCTTGGCGTGGTCGTACTCGATATGCGTGCCATCCGGCAGCCAACGGCCAATCAAATCCGGATTGCTTGAGGGGGCTGGCCGGGCATCGCTGTAGATGCCTGTCAGCACCACTCCGGCGGCTGGGTCACCGCCAGGCGAGAAAATGATGACCTGTTCGCCCTTCGTGGGCGGGTCCCAGTCCCGGGTGGTGCCCGCGCGGCCTTCAATCCATGGCAGCCAGTCAGTTAGCAGCTCACCAGTTTTGACGCGCACGCGGGCAGCGGTGTGATCCACTTCGGCGATGGTGCCGGTGCGGATCAGGTTGTGGAGCAGGCGGAGCAGTTCGGGAATGTTCATGCCGCTATCCTGCGGCGGCATGAAGTGAAGGCGAAGCGGCGGCGGGTGTAAGAGGGGTTATTGACACCGAGTTGATGACAGGCGGTTAGGTGAGCGAAAATATTAGCTGTTAGCTAAAAATGCTCGATAATTTTTCGCTGTAAGCTATAATGGGTGTAATGAAGACGATCACTTACCGGAAAAGTGCACTCAAGGTGTTGCAGCGGATGCCACGCCCAGAGGCGCAACGCATACAGGGCAAAATCAAGGCCTACGCGTCAGACCCTGCAAGCCAACGCAATAACGTGAAGGCGTTGAAGGGGAGCAATTATATTCGCCTGCGGGTGGGCGATTGGCGGGTGATCATCGATGAAAGCGGCGATGTGTTAGACATCATTAACATCGGTGCCCGTGGTGGCGTGTACCAATAACGCTCCAGACCATTAACAGGAGGCAGCATGAGCGCACCTCAAATGATTCAAACCCCCACCGGCGAGCGGCTGGTGGTACTGCCCGAGCAGGAGTACAACGCGCTGCTTGCGCGGTTGGAAGACCAGGACGATATCGACGCGGCCAATGCGGTAGTGGCGCGCGGTGAGGAGTCGTTTCCGGTGGCGGTGGTAGATGCGCTGCTGGAAGGCGTGGCCCCCGTGAAGGTATACCGTGAATATCGCGGCTTACGCGCCGGTGAACTGGCGACCAAAGCAGGTATTAGCCAAGGCTACCTTTCCGAAATAGAAGCAGGTAAAAAGACCGGCTCGCTGAGTGTGCTGACCCGCATTGCGGGCGCGCTGGACGTGGAGCTAAGCGACCTCACCTAGCGGTCACGCTTTCCCTGGATGACATCGCAGCGCCCTGCCTTTAATCGGTGGGGCGTTTTTTTGCTCGGTTAACGTATATCCAGATGGGTAAGCACCCAGTCCATAATGTGCTCTTGATCCAGCGCGGTGAAGCCGAGCAGCTCGCGCTGGGCGTATTCCACTTCCGGGCCATCACGGCTGACGCGGTCGCGCAGGCCGTACTGGTGGGTTTTGGCCAGGCGGGCCACGCTGCCGAAGAAGCCGACCACGGCGGTGTCGCCTCGCGCGGTGGCCTTGAGCCATTTGGCGGTGGAGAGTTTGCTGAACATGGCGCGTCGGCGAATGCTGCCCTGTTGTGACCGGAAGGATTGCGCCTTGCGCGGGGTGAAGGGCGTGCCATCCGGATTGGTTTGGGCACGGATGCGTTCGCGCTGGCGGCGGCGAAGATCCCGCGCGACGTTTCGAGCCAGTGTCCGGCGCTGTTTCACGTCTAGCTGGGCGAGTAACGGGCCGACCCAGTCTTCCAGGGCTTGCAGGTCATTCGCCATCGTCGGTCTCGCCCTGTGCACCCCATTCGGCGGCTAGGGTGTAGTCCGCGTTTGCCTGGGTATCGCGGGTGTACATTTGCCAGCGTGGTGGCGGGCAGCCGGTTGTCTCAAAGCGCGGCAGGGCGTGGTCGACCTGGATATGCCCGGTGTCGCAGTTCACCTTGGCCAGCACCCGCTCGGTAAGTTGAACGCGCAGGGCGACATCCACCGCATTGTGGCTGAGGATCTCGGCTTCAAAGCGCACGGCCTCATTGGGGTCGGCGTCGGGCTGGTACTCGGCCAGCCACTGCAGCAGCGGTACCATGAGGGTGTCGAGGTCGTCGGCGAAGTCGGTGAGTACCAGTTGGGCGGTGAACTGGTATTCGTGGGTGAGGTTGGGGCCACGACGAAATTCGATGCTGCCTTCTTCCACAAAGGTGAGCAGCTTGTCCGGATCTCGCGCGAGGCCTGGCACGGCGTTAATCAGGTGGGCGCGTAACAGATGGAGTTTTTTCATCGGCGGCCTCGTGGCAATTGATGATGGCGTCGACCTCGGCGGCACATTGCGCCCAGGCGGCTTCGGTGCGTTCCAGCTGTAGATTCAGTTCGCCGTTAGTCGTCGGCTGGCTGGCCGGTAGGCTGCAGGGGCTGGGGGTCGCGCACTGATTGATGGTAAGCCTCGGCGCCGGTGACGGCGGGGCGGCGGCGCAACCGGCTAACAGCATCAGGCAGGCGAGTGTTGGCCCAAGCGCGTAGCGTGGCGTTGTCACGTTGCAGTTCCTCGATGGTGGTTAAGCGGTGCGAGGCGGTGCGCTCAAGCGCGGCTTGTTGCCTGGCCAGGTCGCGCCGCTGGCTGTTGAGCCGTTGGGTGTTGGCCCAGAGTGCATCGATCACCACCTGGTGTTGGGCTTCGCGCTGGTGGGATTCCGCCAGCTGCTGCTCGGCGAGCTCGGCGCGGGCCTCGGCGGCGTTCAGGCGCTGCCAGAGCGCCCAGGTCACGGTGACGACCAGGGCCAGGATCACCACGGCGGCGATGAGTCGGTTCATGGCGCTGGCTCCTGTGCATCGCGTTGTTTCAGCCCGGCCAAACACAGCTCGCGCTCGGTGGCGCGGCGCTTGACCAGGCCGTTGAGCTTGCGGCCCTTGGCGTAGACCCAGCGCGAAAGCTCACGACAGGCACCGCGTAGATCCCCGGCGTTGAGTTTGCGCAGCAGGGTGGAGCGGGCAAACGCGCCTTCGCCGACGTTGTACACAAACGAGGCCAGCGCGGCCCGGGTGGGCGGTGGCAAATCGACCTTGGCGCGGCTGTCTACCGCCTTGAAGGCATGGCCTAGATCGCCTCGCAGTAACTGCTCACACTCGTGGCGGGATAGCGTTTGGCCCATTCGCGCCGTGGCGGTGTGGCCATAGCAAACGGTGGGGATGCCCACCGGGTCCTGGTAGGCGGTGGGTTCATAGCCTTCGTAATAGGAGACCACTGCGGTGGCGATACTGACGGCACCAGCGGCGAGGCTGACGCCGACTTTGGTTTTAAGACCCACGGCGGTTCTCCCAGTATTCGCGCAGTCGGGATACATAGCGGGGGATCAGCAGGCCGATTTGCAGCGCTAGGTATAGCAGGGTAAGCACGGTGACCCAGTCGGCCGGTGTCATGCCGCCCACGTGCATGAGCGACACCACGGCCGGTGGGGCGGCTTTGGCGGTTTCGGTGGTGACTTCAAACGGTTGGCTCATACGGGCCTCTAGGCTGGCGAGTGGTAGGCGGCGGATGGGTGCGGCATCAGTCCCAGAGCTGCACCCGCGGGGCGCGGCTGGGCGATGCGGGAATGGCGGGCAGCTTGACCGCGGTGCCCTGGGGCAGTTGTGGCCCTAGCTCGGCAAGCCCGGGGTTGGCGGCCAGCACCTGCTCGGTGATGTTTTGGGTGACGCCATAGGCGCGGTAGCAAAGTGCGTCCAGGGTTTCGTTTTGCCGCGCTCTGAGGGTGTTGGGCTCATTGCGGTTCATATCAGCTCAACGGTGCTGTGCGGGCGGCCTTCGATCTCGCTGATCGCCCAGGCGGCATCGCGGCGGTAGGCGTCGGCCGGGTCGGCCAGCTGTTCGCCACGCTCGCGGCCGCTGTTGGTGGCGTCATAGTCGGCGTAGCGCTCCATCAGACTGGCGTGTGCGGTGGAGAAAACGGCGCGCTGGTACAGGCCGAGGTAGGCGCCCGGGGTTTGCCATACCGGCACGGGAATATCGTCGACGGTGGGGTAACCCGCCTCGACCTGTTCTGCCTGCCAGTGACGTAACAGCCGGTTGACCATGGCGACGGCGGTGAGCAGCGCGCCTTCAATTCGGGCGCTGGTAATGGTGCCATCCAGCCGGTGGCGTTCGCGGAAGTCGCTGGGCTGAATGGCTGGCCAGAAGCCGTTGTTCTCAATCGCCTGGTCACTGGTGTCGCTGTTGGCGGTGCCTGCCGAGATAAAGCTGCTCATCAGTCCTCTCTTTAAGGTGCTGCCGGTGAAAAAGGGGGTGGGCGGCGTTTCGAGATACGGTTAATCGTTTCTCTCACGTCGCGCCCCCTGACGTCGGCGGTCGACTCGGTTGGCCGCTAGCCCTTGGGCTGCGCGGCGGCGTTCTGTTTGAGCTCTCGCTCCAGGCGTTCCAGGTCTTTCTTAACGCCAATGCGGTCATTGAGTGACAGGGCACGTTCCAGGTTGACCTGGGCTTCTTCCAGCTGGCCCGTGGCTCGGCAGGCGTAGCCAAGCGCTTTGTGCAGCTTGGCGCGGATCTGGTCGTGCATATCCGCATCGCGGGTGAGCACCTCCACATCGACCAGGTAGACGAGTAGGGCGGTGGTATCGGCGCCCTCTTCATCCAACTGTTTAAGGGCTTGGTCGGCGACTTCCTCGGCGATGATGGCGGCGGTGCCGCGCTCGAACTGGTCCGGCGGGGTGAGGCCGTGCTTGATGGCGTACTTGGCAATGGCGATGGCTCCGGCGAGGTCACCGGCATCGATACGCCAGAGCATGACGCGCATCAGCACGTCGTCTTGCGCGCCCTGGCCTGCTTCCAGCACGCCGGTAACGTAGTCGGCGTAGTTGGGCAGGATCTCGCGTTTGATCTCGGCCTTTTTCTCCATTGATTGGGTGGCTTTCAGGCGCCGGTAGTCTTCAAGCAGGGCGGCCTGCATGAGCTCATAGGCTTCACCCTGCATGGGCGCATCGCCTGCATCAGCCGCCGCCTGGGCGGCGCTGACACGTTCAAAGTGGCGTCGGGCTGGACTGGTCATTGCGTCTCCCCTATCTCTAAATTCAAGAGCCGTTGAGGGCTTTTTCTGAAAGCTCGATGTTCTCGACCATGCAGCCCGCGCCGAAGTCTTCCACCACGTATGAATCGTTGCTTGATTCGTAGTTTTCGACGCGGTTGCGCTTGGGGTTCTCGGTGACGTAGCGGCGGCGGGCACCGTTCTGCCAGTAGATCGAGAGGTTATCCAGGGTGGTGACCATCAGCGCGTTGTCGGGGAAGAAGGGCACATCCACTCCTTGCAGCGCGCCGATACGCTTCTGGCTGATCACCATGTCGGCGGCCATTTGCTCGGAAGGCGGCAGTTGGTTCAGCAGCGGGAAGTACTTATCCGCCATGAGGTTGCGGCCGAGGATGACCACCAGCCCTGGTAGGTTGCGGAACCAGGGGGAGATCAGGTTGTTGACCACGTCATAGACCACCGCATCCAGCGAGGCAAAGTCGCCGACAATACCGGGTTCGGTTTCGTTGGGCGTTGGATCAATCAGGATCTTGCCGCTGGTTTTGCCGTCCTTCATCACCCGCGCCGGTGATTGGGTGCGGTAATGCTCAAGCCAACCGATGTTGACGTCTTCCAACATCGGGTTGGCTGTGGGGTCGGTTTGCTTGGCGGCGGAGGTGCCGTTGAAGCCGATCATCATACGGTCCAGCGCCTGCTGGCGAACGATGACATCGCGCACCATGGCCTGGAAGTTGGGGAACTTCGCCCATGCGTCCAGCTTGGCGTAGCCCAGGTGGGTGTCGAATTCGGTCATTCGGCACTCGTAGCCCTGGGCATCCAGCGTGGTGAGGTCGCGGGTGGTACGGTCCTGATTGTTGACGTTGGTGCGGGCGGCGATGGGGCCGGTGACCCCCAGGGCCAGCTTTTCGCCTTTCAGCTCATCCACGCCGACCATATTGATGCGCGAGAGGAAGTCGCTGGATTCCTGAATGCGCTTTTCCAACCGCTGCTGGATGGTGGGGTCGACGGCGAATTTCTGGGTGGCGTCCGGGACGCCGTTGAGCTTCGCCACTTGACTGGCGAAGTTGTTGAAGTGCTTGCGGGTATCGTTGCGCATGGGCTTGGGCGTCTCTTAGCAGTCGGTTTCGATGGTGCCGTCGTTGCCGGTGGCGGGCTTGCGCGGCGTGTGGCTGGGGGTGTTGTCGAGCTGGGTGTACAGGGCGTCGAAGTCTTGCTTCAGCGTGTCGTGGGCGCTTTTGAGCTCGTTGAAGGCGGCCTGGGTGGGGCGCTTTTCCAGCTCGGCAGCCAAGGTTGAGTGCTTTTCCACGAACAGGCCGAGGGTGTCTTCCAGCTCGCTGCGAAAGGCGCTGAAGCTGGCATCGGTTTTGGCGTCGTGCTTTTTGAACAGCGCCTTGACGCGCTCGGCGAGGCTTGGACCGGTGTCCTGGGGGGTGAACGCCAGCTCGGTTTCCAACGCTTCGGAAAAGACGTTGTCCGGGCGTTGCTTGCGGGCCGCCAGCGGGGAGTTCTTGCCTTCCTGCGCGCTGAATTTGAGCATCGAAGTGCCCAGCGCGGCGGGGGAGTCGGTGACGGCCAGACCCACCAGGTAAGCTTCGCCGGTGCCCGCAAAGTCGAGATCCACCTCCATCGAGGTGTAGATTTTCTGACGCTTCTCGACCATGGCCTTGAGCTCATCGGTCGGGTCGATCTCGGCGTAAAGGCCGAGCTTGCCGTCCTCGTCGGCTTCGGTTTTCAGCGCGGTGACATCGCCGTAGGCCTTGAAGGGGCCGTCCGGCAGCATGCCTTTCATGTGTTCCAGGTTGACCCGGCAGCCGTATTTGGCGGGATCGAAGTTGGTGGCCATTTGGGTGAGCCATTCGGCGCTGATGGTGCGGCCATCGGTGGTGGCGCCTTCTTTTGCAATGCGATGCCAGGGCATGGGCGGGCCTCGGTTGAGTTAGGGGCGTTTCGGCTGGGGTCAGGTTCCGCGTGTACGCGATTTGGCTCAACGGGCGGCGGGTGTCAGTCGCGCTACTTACACCGAGGCGGGCAATCTCCGCTTCGTCTGCGCGGGTACGCTGGCGGGCATGACACCTCAAGCGCATATCGACGACGATCACTACCGCCTATCCGCCCGCCATCTTTATTGGATGGGGTGGCGCATTGCGCGGATTGCCGAATTTCTGGACATCCCCCGTGCGACCATTGATAGCTGGAAAAAGCGAGATGCCTGGGACGACGCGACGCCGACCCAGCGGGTAGAGGGCGCGTTGGAGGCGCGCCTGGTGCAGTTGATCTGGAAGGATCAAAAGGAAGGCAAGGACTTCAAGGAAATCGACCTGCTGGGCCGCCAGATCGAGCGGTTAGCGCGGGTGCACAAGTACCAGGGCAGCGGGAAGGAAGCCGACCTTAATCCCAATATTGAGCGTCGCAATGCTGGCGAGAAACGCAAGCCCAAGCGTAACGATGTGGGTGACGAGGGCGTGATTCAGATCGTCGAGGCCTTCGAGGCCTCGCTGCTCGACTACCAGCGTGATTGGTACCGGGCAAAAGAAACCGAAGCAATCCGCAATATTCTCAAGAGTCGCCAGATTGGCGCGACCTGGTACTTCGCCCGGGAGGCGATTGCTGACGCCCTTGAGACGGGGCGAAACAAGATATTTATGTCAGCGAGTAAAGCCCAGGCGCATATCTTCAGAAATTACATCGTGCGCTTCGTGTTTGAAACCACCGGCGTGGAGCTGAAGGGCGACCCCATCATTCTCGCTAACGGCGCCGAGCTGCACTTTTTGGGCACCAATGCCAAGACGGCGCAGGGCTACCACGGCGATACCTACCTGGATGAGTATTTCTGGATTCACGGCTTCGAACAGTTCCAGCAAGTGACGTCGGGGATGGCGATGCAGAAGCAGTGGCGAGAGACCTATTTCTCTACGCCATCCTCGGTCACCCACGAAGCCTATCCGTTCTGGACAGGCAGCCACTTCAACGAGGGGCGACCCAAAGCTGACCACATCAAAATAGATGTGTCTCACAGCGCCTTGTCGGGAGGTCGACGCTGTGAGGATGACCACTGGCGGCAGATCGTAACGGTCGAAGATGCAGTGGCTCGCGGCGGTGACATCCTGCTCGATATAGACAAGCTCCGCCGCAAATATAGCCCCGATGCCTTTAAGAACTTGCTGATGTGCGAGTTCGTAGACGACACGCAAAGTGCCTTCCCGCTGGCGATGATGCAACGCTGCATGGTGGATAGCTGGGATGCCTGGCGGGATTTGAAGCCGTTCGCCCCGCGCCCTTACGGCGATCACCCGGTGTGGATCGGCTACGACCCGGCGGGGGATGGCGAAGACGGCGATGGGGCAGGCCTGGTCGTGGTTGCGCCGCCCAAGTCCATGGATGGCAAGCACCGCATCCTGGAACGCCACCGCCTGAAGGGCCGCGACTATGAGGCCCAGGCGGAATTTATCCGCAGCGTGACCCGCCGCTACAACGCGACCTTTATCGGTATCGATACCTCCGGCCTTGGCGAGGCGGTGGCCCAACTGGTGGCGAAGTTCTTCCCCACCGTGACCCGGTACCGCTACACCCCCGAGATGAAAGCGCGCCTGGTGATGCAGGCGCAGCAGATCATCAACAAGGGGCGGCTGGAATTTGATGCGGGCTGGACGGATCTCGCCCAGTCGTTCATGGCGATCCGCCGGGAGCTGACTGCCTCCGGACGCCAGATGACCTACACCGCCGGTCGCAATAACCAAACCGGCCACGCGGATCTCGCGTGGGCGACGATGCATGCCCTACACAATGAGCCACTCGATGGCCCGGTCGACCACGGCACGGGCCGTTCCCTAATGGAGATGTTTGAATGAGCGATTCGCTGGCGGAAAAGCCCCGGATTCGTGTACCCGCTTATGATGTGAATGAAGCGGGGGAGCCAGCAGCGCCCGCCAAGGCGGAGGCGTTCAGCTTTGGCGAGCCCACGCCGGTGATTGATGGCTATGACTTTTTCTATACCGGATGCTGGATGCTGGGCAACGAGTGGTACGAGCCACCGGTGGACTTTCCTGCGCTGGCTCAGACCTACCGTGCTACGGCCCACCATGGCTCGGCCATTCAGGTGAAGCGCAATATACTGGTGCGTTCGTTTATTCCTCATCCACTGCTCAGCCGCCAGGCGTTCAGCGCGCTGGCCACCGATTACTTTGTGTTTGGCAACTGCTACCTGGAGCGGATCTTCGGGCGCCTGGGCAGGTTGTTGGCATTGAAGCCAGCGCGGGCCAAGTACGTGCGCCGTGGTGCGGATCTCAGCCGCTATTTCTGGGTACCCAATTGGGAGGAGCGCAGCGAGTTCAACGAGGGCAGCATCATTCACCTGCTGGAACCGGATATTAACCAGGAGGTTTATGGCGTGCCGGATTACCTGGGCGCGCTGCAGTCGATCTACCTGAACGAAAACGCCACGCTGTTCCGGCGCAAGTATTACCTCAACGGCTCCCACGCCGGGTTCGTGATGTACGTCTCCGATGCGGCGCATAACCAGGAAGACATCGACGCCATGCGCTCGGCACTGAAGGAATCGAAGGGCGTGGGCAATTTCCGCAACCTGTTCCTGTACAGCCCCAACGGCAAGAAAGACGGCATCCAGATCATCCCGATCAGCGAGGTGGCCGCCAAGGACGATTTCGCCGCGATCAAGAACATCACCCGCGACGACCAGCTCGCCGGCCACCGCATCCCCCCGCAGCTAATGGGCATTATCCCCAACAACACCGGCGGCTTCGGCGACGTGGAGAAAGCCGCCAAGGTGTTCGTTACAAATGAATTAGAGCCGGTGCAGGCGGTGTTCAGCGAGATTAATGATTTGCTGGGGGAGGAGGTGATTCGGTTTAAGGAGTATTCGTTGGCTTCTGCCAGCGAGCCAACCGCTGGCCCTATTCGTTAACCATACATCCAACCAAAACGCCGCCCAATTGGGCAGCGCTTGCGTTAGGTGGAAGCAATCTGTGGCGGTGACGGGGGCAGGTGGGTGGCGTTCCACACCTCTAATGGTTCGGTGGGTAGACCAATCGCATCATTCACCTGCCGCAGGGCGCAATGCAGGTTGAACCGCTCCCGTGGATCTTCGTTCTTGGCAAGTTCCCGCGCTAGGGTGCGGCTCTGCTCCTGCAAAATGAGCAGGTAGCGGAACTTCGGTGTGTCCTTGATGCGCTTACGCACCTGTTCCAGCGGCTGCACCTCGGTCGCCTGCTGCTTTAACAGCGCCACGGCTTGGCGCTCACGCTGGATAAAGTAGCGCCGCACCTTGCGGCCCATGGCATTGTTTTCAATCATCGCCAGTTCTTTGGCCATTCCAATCGTCAGGTGGTAGTCGATCATCTTCTGGGGGCGTGCTTTTGAGCTCACCAAATCCGGTGAGCTCAAATTTTGTACAGTTATGTAGTCCTCGCCTTCCTCGAATCCGTATTGACGAATGCGGTCTAATATCCAAGAGGAAAAGGCCCTGCCCACTTCCAAAAACTCATGCAGGTCACGGGCGTTGCACAGCAGCGCTTCCTCCGATTGAAACACCGGAATCATCATATCGTTCATGGGTTTCTCCTTTGCTAACAATCGATTAGTGGACTTGCTGCTGTAGGCGCTCAAGGTAGCGGCCTGCAATCGCCGCACCGTCTACCATGTGGCTGTACATCGCTTTGCCTGCCGGGGAGCCTAGCTGGCTAAGCGCCTCGTAAAGATGATACTGGCGGTCAAGCTGCCGCAACGCCTGCATATGGTGGCACAGGGCATACAGGTTGGTGCAGTCGCTGCTGTCTAGCGGGCTGGTGGTGGTGATGGCGGGAAGGGGAGCACAGGCGGCAATAAAGTTGCAGGCGTTGTTTAGCTCATCGGCAGGGATCAGTTCGGCTCTGGGCACGTTGAAGCGAGTGTGTACCAATCCCCATAGCTGGGAACGCGCTTGGCGCTGCTGAGCGCTCGGCAACCGCTTGAGCTTTTTGCCAATCAACTCATGCAGGATATGCAGGCCATCGGTACCGATAGTGGTCGAAGAAATATCGTAGTAGCCATACTTGCGGATAGCGGGCAGCACCTCGGCGGTCACCCACTTCTTGAACCGGCGTGCTTCGGTTTTACGGCTGCGTAGTATCAGTGAGTAGAGGCCAGACTCATTGATAAGTATGGGTTTTCTTCCCGAACCCGAATACTGTTCGTGTTTGCATTTCTCGTCGTCATCCAACCCGATCAGCGCTTTGTTGGTGTCGCGCAGATCCAGCGCAGCGCATACATCCATGGCAAAAAACCACGGCTGTTCGTCAATCAACAGCGTGCGAATTTCTTGGGTATCGAACTGGAAAGGAATGATGTGAGCAGCCATGTAATGGCCTCCGTATAAGTTTTAGTGTGCAGCTGTTCCAGTTAGTAGCTGGAAGCCGGGTCTCAACTAGAGCCTTATACGAAGCTCCGGGCATATTCCCGCAATGCGGTATTTTATTACGCCTCTCGACCCGGCCATAAACCTGTGTATGGCAGGAAGCGCCGTCTTTCAGGCACAAAAAAACCGCAAAGCTATCGGGTGCGGATACCGCGTATAAGTTCTAGTACCAAGGACCTTAGCGGCACCGCCCCCGGCTGTCAATCACGCCACCCGCGCCCCCTGGCGCGCGATCGACTCCCCGCCCCGCCTGCGCGCTAAACCTGTCTGTTTTTATGCACCCATGCACATGTCGCAAAGCTGCGCCGTAACTAGGGTTCACGACCTGATTGCGAGCGCTCGTTCTCATGCGGAATCCTGCGAATTTCTTAACAAAGCGGGATGGTAGTGACTCAGGCAGGCTGAGGTGCTCTCAGGAGTATGGGGGTCGTCGGAAAAAGGTAATCTAGGTGATTTGGCTGTTTTTCTTACGTAAATAAATGATTTTAAAAGATATTTAGATTACCTCTAAAAGGTAATAAAAGGTGATGCAAAAGGTAATATTTACATAAGTTGTTGATAATAAATGGTTTTAATAATTGATCATTTCACCTTATAAAAAGGTAATGTGGTTACCTATTGATCACCTTTTTATTACCTTTTGAACGACTGTTTTAACTTCATTAATTTCAAAAGCTTACGACACATTTTTGAGTTTGGTTACCTTTATTACCTTTTTCCGAGACCCCCAAACATTCTGACGTACCCTTCACGCATGATGCGCACGCACACGCGTCATGTGTGCATCTGTGAGCAAAAGTGAATTCAAACCAAATGATGTGTAGCATTCTGCAATCATTTTTTAAGAGGAAACAGAGTGAAGGATATTGCCGATAGCATCGTTCCTAGTGAGTACGCAAGCCTCGAGCCATTGCTGAATTCTTGGATTTCGACCGTGAAGCATTACTGTGAGCTGCATAAGAAATTTGAGCTAAGCGAAAACTGCTGGTGGCACAATGAGCGAGCTTCCATAAGCATTCTGGCCGGGGCCGCATGGCGAATACCTCATAGTGAAGATCAATGGGTTGCAATAGAGGAATTCGCCACGAATAAGCGGGGATTAATTGAGGAGAACAAAGATGGTGGTGATTCTCGCTATGGTCGTTGCGACATGTACGTTACGAACTCTGATATTTCATACGCTATAGAAGCAAAACAAGTCTGGCAATCTATTGGAGATCGAAGCCCCGGTGAAGTGAATGTGAAAGCTGGGCTAGAGGCGGCTTGGAAAGATGCAGGCTCTTTACACAGTAATGAAGCAGATTGGCGAATGGCCGTAACTTTCATTGTTCCTTACATACCTCTGAACGAAGTCAATGAGGAAGGAGAAGTTGATCGTGCTAAGGTTCGAGAAAAAGTTGAAACATGGCTGGAAAAAACCGGTGGTTTTGAGCGTGTGCGAGGTAAGCCCATGGCTTATGCATACTACTTTCCTTATGACTGCTTAGATTATTACAACGATCAAAATGGAAGGCTTTTCCCAGGCGTTGTTGTAGCGCTAGAGCGTCGAATTAGGGGAAAGTGAATTTTTATCTGCAACATTTTTGCTACATGAACTTATTGAAGCCCATAACCATGGGCTTTAGTTCCAATCCATCATGGGCGCAACCGAAAACCGGCGTGCCGCGTCTGCTGGGTTAACGTTCGTCATATCAATCACTTGCATACTTGGTATGCGGTATAAAGACACGCCCTGAAACAGGTGGAAGCGATGCACCGTAGTGGACGCATAGAATCGGAGATAATGGGTGTAAGATTGTACGCAAAAAAGGCCATTCAGCCCAGAGCATAAATCGCCACTCAGCGCGGCTAACATCGCTTCTGTCGTTGTCCAGCCCTGAAGAGCGTTTATCGGCGTGGAGATAAATCGACTTGGGAAGAATGGTGTTTAGGTCCGGCTATGGGTTAGGCTTTTTGTTGAGTGAAGCAAGCGATCGCTTGATAACGACGGGGAGAAGGGAATGGAATTTGTCGCTATATTGGCTGGTTTAGCCGTTATGGTTATCTGCTGGGTGTTGCTTGTTAAGTCCATGAGGATTAACGGGCGTCCCATGTGGTGGCGTCACTTTGCTTCAGCTTCATTTTCGCCACTGACCTTTGCCGGGGGATCCTTGATAGTTGGTAGCTTTTTGGGGGTGACCGACCCAGATGGCGAGACATGGGGCTTTGCGGGTGTTATTGCTGGCTTATTGGTGCTATTACCGGTGTCCATCACTTTGGGGGTTTCATGGGGTGCTGCTAAGCGGAAGCAATTAAATCGCCCTGCGGGCGATAACCATACGTAACCAAAGCCAAGAACAGGCCGACAACCTAAGCTTTCAACCGGACCAGGGGCTACTAACCCAGAACCATTCTTATCATCTGGTGCATTAGCATCCATAGTGGCGTTTTCTGATCTCACCATGGCACCTGATAATCCTTTCTTCGATCAGTGGCTTATTTCTCTGTGTATGTGGCAGGGGAATGATAAGCTGGCGGCTATGGTGGCCGAGGAGCAGTTATGCATCAGATGAAAACAGGTTTCAGGTTCATGTTGGTTGGTATCATGTTAGTCAGCATGACGCTGCTTGTGGGCTGTGGCGGCGAGGATGAGCAGGCCGCGGACGAGCAGGCCCGCGAGACGGCAGAAGCGATTGCTCAAGAAGAAGCGAGTCGCGAAGCCCAGGCGCAGAACGAACCGGCCGAGGAAGTAGAGCCGTTGGATGTTCGAGTTCTTGTATCGGCGTCGATCGGCTCGGATCGCCAAATGCAGATCGAAGGCGAGACCAATCTGCCCAATGGCGCTCAGGTGCAGGTGATTGTCGAGCGCGAACTGAGCCGCGTGCGCTGGCGTGAACGGGTCGAAATTGAGCAAGGGCAGTTTTCCGCAGGGCCGTTTGGTCCCGGCAGTGGCCTGCCGGACGGTGGCTATAGTGTCACCGTGGAGCTGTCCGAAGCCACCGTTCAACCCAGAGCCGTGCAGCAGCGCATAGGCGAAAAAGGCGAATACCTGACGGGAGAGCTGGTCACTCAATCCCGCCATGGCCTGGGCCAGATTGCCACTTACACCACTCGCTTTATGGTCGGCAGTCAGCCCAGACAGTCGCGGGGGAACGCAGAGTTACTCCAGACACCATGAAATGCCCTTCAGGCGGAGCGCCAGTGCGCCAACAGTACGGCTTGAATAGTAACGTCGCTGGTCGCTTTGCTTAGCTGTTTAAGATGACGTTTATCGTGCTGTTCCACCAGGTACAGGCCGCTCTTGTGGAAGACGTGGGTGGGGCCCAGCAGGAGTAGGTCGCCCGGCTTGGCCGGTGCAAAGTCGCTATCTGGGGCCGGTGTCACCATGATGCAGGGAGCTTTCCAGTTGGCCTTGAGCGGTAAATGATCAGGCACGGTCATCGCCGTTGACTGCACCTGTTCCCAGGGTAGTGGCCCTTCGTGGCTGAGCGTCAACAAGAGTGGGGCGCTGTCACCCTCAAGCAATGTGGCGAGCGAGCAGTCCAGGGATTCGGCCAATGCCACCAGGCGCTCATGACCGATTTGCTTGATGGCTCCGGACTCCCAATAAGAAATAGTGACATCCGATACGCCAACTTTACGTGCTAGGGCAGCTTTGTTGAGCTTGGCCCGAAGTCGCAGTTGCTTGATACGTGAGCCTAGCGATTCCATTTCGTTTTCCTGTCGATGAGCGGCGTCGCTCGTTTAAAAATGTCCATCAACACGATGGCGTTAAAATAGGGTCTCTGCTGAAAATGAGACCTGGATTCCGCTGATCAGCGCTACGACATACTAAGCGATTGTGCAATAACGCGCATTTTTTTCCAGACAACGTTTATTTAACCCCGTATCTGACGCTTTCTGGCGGCAGTCGTTCCCTACGCGATGGTGTTGGTTAAGCACAGGGTGCGTATAATATCGCCACGCTTTTTGCCAAAAGGACGCTCCTATGACCGTACGTACCCGAATTGCGCCATCGCCGACGGGAGATCCCCATGTCGGTACGGCGTATATTGCGCTGTTTAATCTATGTTTCGCACGTCAGCACGGCGGCCAGTTTATCCTGCGTATCGAAGACACCGATCGGGTGCGCTCCACGCCAGAATCGGAACAGATGATTCTTGATTCGCTGCGCTGGTTGGGCCTTGAGTGGGATGAAGGCCCGGATGTGGGTGGGCCGCACGGTCCGTATCGGCAAAGCGAACGTGGCGATATTTACGCGCAATATGCCCAGCAACTGCTGGACGCCGGGCACGCGTTCAAGTGCTACCGCACCAGCGAGGAGCTGGACGAGCTGCGCGAGGCGCGCAAAGCCGCCGGTATGCATCTGGCGCTGAAACCCGCCGACCTGGCGCTGGATGAAGACGAGGCTGCACGGCGTGCCCAGGAAGGCTGGCCCTACGTGGTGCGCATGAAGGTTCCCGGCGACGGTGTATGCGTGGTGGATGACATGCTGCGTGGCACTATCGAAGTGGACTGGGCGCAGGTAGACGCCCAGATTCTACTGAAATCGGATGGCATGCCCACCTATCACCTGGCCAATGTGGTAGATGACCATTTGATGGGCATTACCCATGTGTTGCGGGGGGAGGAGTGGATCAATTCCGCCCCCAAACACCAGTTGCTTTACGAGTATTTCGGTTGGGAGATGCCGCAGCTTTGCCACATGCCGCTGTTGCGCAATCCAGATAAGTCGAAGCTTTCCAAGCGCAAGAATCCGACGTCGATTAATTACTATCGCCGCATGGGGTTCCTCCCTCAGGCGGTGACTAACTATCTGGGCCGAATGGGCTGGTCGATGCCCGACGAGCGCGAAAAATTCAGCCTTGTGGAAATGATGGCGGCCTTTGATGTTCAGCGCGTCTCGTTGGGCGGGCCGGTGTTCGACCTGGAAAAGCTGACCTGGTTGAACGGGGTCTACATTCGCGAAGACCTTGATGACGACGCGCTGCTGATGGCACTGCGTGAGTGGGCCTTTAATGAGGACTATGTAAAGCAGATTCTGCCGCAGATTCGCCCCCGTATCGAAACCCTTGCCCAGGCAACGCCGTTGGCGGGTCACTTCTTTTCCGGGTTGCCCGAGCTGAAAGAGCAGGACTTCGACAGCGTCAAGTTGGAAAAAGACGAGTTGGTGAAGCTGCTGCAATTCCTGGTCTGGCGTTTTGAAGTGGTGCCAGCGTGGCACAAAGAGGCACTTCTTGAGGAAGTGAAGGCATTGGCCGGGCACTTTGATTTGAAAATGAAGGCTTTCCTGGCACCTGTGTTCATCGCCATTACCGGTAGTGCCACCAGCACCTCGGTGATGGATGCGATGGCGATTCTGGGCTCGGACGTCACGCGAGCACGCCTTCGCCATGCGATCGAGGTGTTAGGCGGTGTTTCCAAGAAGCAGGCCAAGCGTCTTGAGAAAGAGTTTCGCGATCTATAA